CTTGTCGCCGTTTTGCGTGGCCACTTCAAAGCTGTAGGCGTTGTCAGAAACCAAGCCAGCTTTCATCAAGATCTGGCCAGCGTCGTCGGTATCGAGACCGAGCGACAGGTTCATGGTGCCCTCGTTAAACGAGCCCTTGAACTTTTGCGTTGAACGATTGCCAACAGGGTTATGCGTGACGAGCGCGTACTCGCGGCCAAACTCACCAAGGTCAGTGACTTCGCCAACTGCGGTGAACGTCAACGCGGTATAACCGGCTGTGTTGAAGGTTGCGGGAGCTGCGGAGGAGACTTTGAGGGTCGTCCCTGCGGATGTGCGTACAGCCATGATTCTTTCCTTTCAGAAATGAAAAAGCCCGCAGGGAATGCGGGCAACTAAAACACCAGCTTGCGCTGGCACCTTTGCTGCTCTATTCGTAGAACAGCAAAATAAAGTCCTGCGGTTGCGTCCAGATGCCCGTCTCGTCGTCCTTTTCAATAGGACCGAGCATGTCCGCGCGGCAGGAAATGACCACCTTGCTTGCGATGGTCTGTCGATGCTTAAAGTCCATCGCGGTCCTGACCGCTGCATGGATTGACTTGACCTCGGCAATCGTCAACGCCAGCGGATTGATCTGAATCCGCGTCCTCGCCATCTGAGCCTCAGTCAAGCGCAAATGAGGCTCAGGCATCTGGCTGACGATCTGGTACACCAGCGCCGGTGGCTTGGTGTTCGCAGGCAGCTGCGCCAGGGCTCGCTTGGTGCCGACCAGGTTGGTCACGCCTGCCACGTTCAGCATCGATGCGACGATCAGCTCGGCGCTCATGCTTTTGCTGCCTCTTTGGCCAGGCGCTTGCGAACGTACTCGGCAAAAGCATCGAGCGCAGCTGGCGTGTTTTTGTCAAACGCGGGCCTCATGAACGGCTGCGGCCTCGTGCCTGGATGCTGCACCTCGCTTTTGACAGACCCGCCAAAGGCCAAAACGACCTGTTTAAGCCGCTTTTTCCTGCTGGGCTTAGGTATCAGGTGCGCCGCCGTCCCAAACTCAACCATGTGCGCGTAATAGGCCTTCTTGTCGCCCGCACGCACTGTCGCAGTCACCTGGCCGCGTCGGCTGCGTGTCGTCACGCGGATGCTGTTGCGCAGATCGCCAGAGTCCACCGGCACCTGCTCCTTGGCTTTCTCGGCCATAACCTTAGAACCCGCCCGCATCGCGCCGCGCATGATGTTGGCTTCAACTTTTGCCGGTAGCTGATCCAGCGCCTTCTTGAGCTCGGCCAGGCCGCTGACTGCAATCTCAGCCATCACTCAGCCCCCGTTTCAATGCACTCAAAAACAATCCAGCGCCGAGCGTCCTGCAGGTCTCTGGCTGCGGTGATCTGCATCACCCGCGAGCCGTAAAGAATGCGCCAGGCGTCGGCCTCGATCGCTGGCATCAAGTCCATCTGGTAGCGGACCATGATCGTGTGCGTCAGCGTCGATTCCAAAGCACCTGCGCGCATGCGCTCCTGGCCACCAACGGGCTTCACATTGGCCCAGACGGTGGCGATGTTTGTCCATCCTGTCGATTGCTGGCCATAACTGTCCAGCGTTGTCACGCGCCGCTGGATGGTGATGCGGCGATCGAGCTTGCCTGCTTCCATCAAAAATCAATCACGCGGTGGGGCTCAAGCAGCTGCGGCACAAAAAGCGTCGCATTCGATGTAATGCCAGCGCCAACCACCATGTCCTCGCGCTGCTCGTAAAGCGAGGCAATGCGCAGCAGCATCCACTGCTTGACACCACGCGGTGCAGTCTCACCGCAGCTAACATCAACACGCACGATCTCGGCATAGTTGCCCGTGGTTGGCGTGCTGAACGTATTGTTCAAAAACACAAAAGCAGGCAACGACTTGACAATTTCGTACTGCGTTGCTGTCAAGGCCTGCCAGGCGCCGTTTTGATCACGCCAGTAAAGCGTGGCCGAGCTCACCTGGCCGCAGCCATGCAGCTTGATGCGCTCAAAATCATCAAAGTAAAGTTTCCACGACTGCGCCCCAAAACGTCGAGCGCAAGCTGACTCTGCAGCGTCACGCGCCACACTGATCAGCGCGTAGATGTAGGCATCTTCGTCGTTAGAATCAACGCGCAGGTGTGCTTTGGCCTCTGCAAGCGTGATCTGCTCGTCCGTTGGCCCTGTAACCAGCTCAGACCTTACCCACATGTCAGCCTCAAAAAAAAAGAAAACGCCCCGCAGCCATGCCGCAGAGCGCTTTCGTTTTACTGCTAATTAAGCGGCTGGGTTTTGATAAAACTTCAAACCACCGCCAACGTCCGTGTAATTGCCTGCATGACGCGAAAGCATCAAAAAGCCAACCTGGCCTTTTTTAGCGTAAGCACTGTCAGTCATGCGGAACAGCGTGAATGCCATCACATCACGGATGATGTAGGGTGTGAAATCGCCGTAGACGATTGACTTTGCAGAAGCTGCCATCGCTGCCACATCGTCATTGATAATCAGGCGATCGCCCAGCAGCGTATCGGGCACACCGCCAGGCACACCGACTTCGTAGCCTGGCACAAAGATCGGACGATTGCTCTGATCTTTGATCTTGCGAATCGCTTTAACCGTGCTATCAGCCATCATGAAAGCTGCGCTGCGAGCGCGGTACAAACGATCAACACTGTGCTGCAAATCAATCAGATCGTCGTAGGTCACGCTGGTTGTTTGACCCGCTGCGCCAACCTTGCCCGATGAGGCAGCAACCACAACACCTTTGGGCTGGCCTGAGCCGGTGCCGGTGGTGAAGTGCTTGTTGGTGATGCGTGCAATGCGCGTAACCAGACGATTGCGAACAAAGGCTTCAATGTCCACAGCCGAGTCTTGCAGCAACTCGATGGGCACCGCAACGTCCTTCGAGGAGTACTTGTAGGTGACCAAAGGCACAACACCAAACGAAGGATCTACGTTGGTTGAAGATGCGTTTTCTGCAAGAATCTCACCCTCTTCAGACGTGCCATCCGAGGTCGGGTAGTCAATCGGGTTGCCCATTTCGGTGGTAATCACGGTGGCAACCGTACGCACGCCGCCTGTGGATTTGAGCGCCTCGGTAATCAATCGCGCCACCTCTTTTTGAACGGTGAAACCGCCTTCACTATTCGTGGTGGTGCTCATGGTTGCGCGAATCGCAGACCATTCGTGCGCGGTGACTGCGTTGTCGCCGCCACGGAGCCACTTGGAAAACACGGCGCCAACTTCGCCCTTGTCGCGCTGAACGCGAGCTGCGGCGTCATTGACTTGTGCATCAAGTGCTTCTTTGGCAAGCCGCTCGTTGGCATCATTGATGCGCTTAATTTGTGCGTCAACGTCATCAATTTCTGCGAGCAAACCGTCGTACTTAGCTGTATTTTCAACAGTCCACTTTTCGTTGTTTGCGTCAAGATAATCGTGAGCTGATTTTGCGAGAGTGTTGCGGCGCTCCCGCAGGTTTTGGATGCTTTTCATCACTTTCCTTTCGGTGGTTTAAGAAAAAAACCGTCTAAACACGACGGCCTAATCTGCTAGCGGGAGCTAGGCAGCTTTGGTCACCAGCTGCAGCTTTCTGCGCAACTGATCGACATTCGATTTGACAACGGGTGCTTTTGCATAAGCGCTCATGTTCCAAGCGCCCTGCGCTTTAGCGCCCAACTCAATACGATCGGCAAATCCGCGATCCACCGAGTCTTGAGCAGTCATCCAAGTTTCGTCTCGCATCCACTGAGCAATTTGCTCGGAGCTTTGCCCTGTGCGCTTTGCGTAGGTCATCACAAGTGAGGCATCGATTTGCTCAAGCAACGCTGCCGTATTCATAAAGTCATCAGAATTTCCAAGGCCCATAGTCCAAGCCTTATGAATCATGAAAAACCCGCCCTCGTTCATCACAATTTCATCGGCAGCCATAGCCACAACGCCCGCAGCGCTTGCTGCATAGCCATCAATGTGAGCAACGATCTTGGCGGGATGCTCACGCAAAGCCTGCTCCATAGCTCGTGCGGCAAAAACGTCGCCGCCAGGCGAGTTAATGCGCAGCGCAATGACCTTGGTATTTATTTGCGCAAGCGTCTGCACAAACAACTGGGGCGATACGCCGCCAAA